TGGAGTGTCAACACTTTCTGGTTCTATAATGTTTACTGCTTCTTTTTTACTCATATTTTTTGCACGACTTTAGGAGTCGAGTTTCCTATTGTTCGAGAACTCTTTCGATATAATCTAATAGTTCTCGTTCTGCAAGGGCAATTCCCTCGATAACACCAACCATTTTTTGATAATCAGGAAAATTTTTACAAGCTCCTGTAGCAATATGATCAGCGTGTTCATTCATCAAACTACGATACTTTAACTTCAGATGTTCTGATAGTGATAGCTCGGTGATATCTTTACCCATACTATTTGCTATCTTTAATCATATCCTTAACTATGTCAACACCTGTTTTAAAATCTTTTACAGCTTTTTTTTCTTTTTCAGCCTCTTGTGATAGCAAATCACTAGCAACTTGCTGTCCTATTTTAGCACCAGCTATTTCGCCTTCTTGTTGTAATCTAGCTTCTTGTAACTGTGCATTTGTTTTAGCTTTGGTAGCATCAAGCATTAATCTGCCTTCATCTATATCCATTTTAGCTTTTGCTTGTGCTTCTTTAATTGCTACTTCTTTTTCTTTAGCTTGAATCAGTGGGTCTTTAAGTTGTTCTTGTACTCGTTGTTGTTCAGCTTCTGCTTGTGAAGTCCCTAAGACTCGTTTAGCTGCTTCTGCTACAAGACTTGATATACGCTTCTGAACATCTGCTGGTATTGGCTCACCTTCTGGTGGAAGTTCTATACCCATCTCTCTTTCAACTTCTTTTCTATATTGCATTGATAAATGCTCATTTATATAAGCTGAACCTGCAGCAAGTATTCTTGCAGCATTTGGACTTTGACCTACAAGTTGTTGTATTTGTGGGTCTTGCTGTGCTGATGTAATAACTGCAATATGTGCTTCATGATCTTGATCTATAAATGCTTTAACTGGTTTACCAGTAATAATGTTTTGCACCGCAGTAACTGGATCAACTGGATTAACATCATCTACATCTGGAATAATATCTTCTACATCTTCAATGCCTAATACATTAAGCATCTGTCTGTGTAATTCAGGTAAGTTATACATATCAGGAGATGACTGAGCCAATTGCATAGCAGCTTGATACTGCATAATTCTTTGAGCCATTGTCGCTGCATTAGGATCAGATACTGGTAATACATCTACTCTATTATCAAAATCTTCTGCTTTAATGCTTTCTCCTTCATCTGTTTCATATGGATAAGCAGGTTCTGTAAAGTCTTTTACAATGCCAACCAAAATATCAAATTCTTTACGCATAGAAGCATGGAGTCTAGATTGCACAGCACTCATAACTTTTTGATTTCTTTCTAGTAATGCTAGTGTAGTTCCAACAGGTGCTTGATTGTTCATGTCAGATATTTTCATATCATTCATACTGGCAAATCGTCTACCTTCTTCTACTATATTTCCTAATAACTGGTAAAGAGTTCCTGATGGTTCTTTGTATGGTAAGAATGTAATGTTGTCTCTAATAGCACCACCTGGTACATCAACATCTCTAAATTCACCAGGCATGATAGGAGTATCATCTCCCTTGATTCTAAGTCCTCTAGCTTTTAAACCACCAGGTAGATTGCTTAAAGTACCTGCATCAACTAATTGTCTCAATATGGATGTAGCTGATTTAGCTAATCCACCCACCATATGTATTAAACCAAACCCATAGAAACCTAATCCTGGTAAGTATTGGTAATGTACAAAATGCATCCTTCTTATTTTTGCAGAGTCATCTTCATAATAGTTTCTGCGTATACTAAGAATAATGCCACTTGGATAATCGATAGTGACAACATAAGGTATAGCGATACCTGTTTCTTCTCCTGAATCATCAGTATCTTCAAACCCTTCTAGGTCTAAATCTACCTGCATTTCTAGTATTGTATGGCTTTGATCGTAGTTAAAAGTGTCTGATTCACCAGTAATTTCGTTATATTTCTTGGTAATATCAGAGTCTTTCTGTGAACCATCAGGTATATTTACATCCCTATAGAACCCATTAACTTGCATTTTTCTAACTGTATTAGAAGATTTACGCATAACATGGGTAGCTCTTTCACAAGTTTCTAAATCACTTGCTCCATAGTTCACGATAACATCTTCTGCTGGTACAAAGATAGAACTAGGTCTATCTAAGCTAGGATCAAAATAAACTTTTCTAAACGCAGAACCTGCCAAAGGTAAAGAAAATAACATCTTTTCTGTTTCAGTTCTGTATTCTGACATTTCATATGTCAGTAAATAATTTAAGTAATCTTCTACTCTTTGTGATTGTTTTTCTTTTTCTTCAGTTATTTTTCCTACTATCTTAGTTCTGACTGGTCCAGCAGCAGGAAACATTTCTGTAATTGATTGAGATTGAAAGCGTATTACTGCTTCACTAAGCATTGGATGGAATACACCACAAGCTCCTGACCAAGGTGTTGTTCTTTCTTCTATCTTGAGTCCAAGCTGATCTAAACCTTTAGTATAGGTTTCTTCCCATTCTGATCGTGAATCTTTATCGCCAGTATAATCTCCAATAAGTTTAGAGCCTAACTCTTGTAAGATGTCATCATCTATATGTTCTGCTAAATTAGAATCAAATTCTACATCGCCTATTTCTTTAGCATTAGGATCAAAGTCAATGATCATGCCACCATCTTCAGTTTCGATGGCTAATGAGTCTGGATTTTCTATAGCAATGGTAAGCTCTTCTGCTTGAGGCTCTTGCTCTATTGTTCCTTCTACAGGTGTAGCTGGTTGTCTTTCTATAGCCAATTAAATCTCCTAGTAATAGTTTGCGATACGATTATGTTCCAAAGGTTCATCTTCTTCATCTGAATGTAATGGAATAAAACCACCTTGTCTGAATCTTAACAGAGCTTGCGTAGTGCTATCAACTAAATCGTCATGTTCCATATTGGGGAAACCAGCAAATTCTTCAATAACTTCTTCTGCCCATCTAGTTGCAGGAGCATAAATAACTCCTGAAGCGAACAAATCAGAAACTGCATTGACTCTTGATATCTTATCGTTGCCTCTGCTAGGAGTATATTCTTGTACAGGTATACCCATAGCTCGTAATTCAAATATTAACGGCATACCAGCAGCTTTAGCTTCTACAATAAATGCATCTGGCTTATAGGCTTGGTATTTTTCCATTGCTCTCTTTTTAAGATCAGGAAACTCTAGTCGTTCTTTATAAGCATCTAGCATAATAACAAAAGGAGAAACCATCCCCTCATCATCTTCTTTATAAAAGACTCCCCATGTAGTACACGCAGAATAGTCAGCTCTTTGATTTTTCATAAAAGCTGTGTCCCATGACTGGATAATAAATTCACAGTCAGGTGGTTCTCTGTTTTCCCATATTTGCCACCAATTACGCTTAACTAAAGCTCCCTCCTCAGAGGTTGGGTCTTGTTGATATTGAGCCATCCACTTACTGTTGGGTAGCTCGGCTTTCAAAGCCTGTAATTCTTCCATCTTCCAGAACTCTGCCCACAGGGGGTTTCCAGAAGGCATAATGGCAGGAAGTTCTATAACTTCCCACTGGTCAGCACCGCCACGCTTTATACTAGCATCGACTACTTGACCTGTTAAATCTTTATTGTGCCATCTTGTCATCACCACAACGATAGAACCATTCGGTTGTAAACGCTGTCTCGGACCAGATGTGTACCATTCATAGGTACGATTGAATACATTGATGTCTGCAGAAGCTCCCTCTTGCTCGGAATGGGGATCGTCAATAATAAGTAGATCAGCACCTTTACCAGTAACTGCACCACCTACACCTATCGCAAAATACTCTCCACCTTTGTTTGTATTCCACCTTCCTGCAGCTTTGCTATCAGATTGCAAACTAACATCAGGAAAAATATCTTTAAAATCGGTACTATTAACTAGGTTTCTAACCTTTCTACCAAAACCCACAGCCAATTCAGCAGTATGGGCAGTCTGAATGATCTTCTTATCTGGGTATTTACCTAAAAACCATGCAGGTAATAGGTAAGAAGCGAACTCACTCTTGGTATGTCGAGGTGGCATATTGATAATTAAACGCTTGAGATCACCTTTAACAACTCTTTTGAAAGCATCCGCCATAATCTCATGGTGTTTACCATGGATAAAAGCTGACCACATCTCCCTAACAAATGGCATAAAGTCGTTATGACACTTTTCTCTTGCTTTGGCTTTATCTAATTCTTCTAACAGGGAAAGAAGTTCTTGCTTTTGATTAGCAGATAAGTTTTTAACTTTACTTAGTAGATTCTTATTCATACTTACTATCTAGTATATACCTAATAGGTAATGACTCTTAAATAAAAGAACTTAATAGGTACATATAGGTAGGCACTTAATAAGTAGTCACTGGGTAGTAGGTATATATATCTACAGATTATACAATATTGCATGGCTTCACATAAAAATCAACCTTTAATTTTAAAAAATATTATGGGGGGGGTAGGATTCCTAGCCTTTTTACCTGAAAAAGGGGGTATATGGCAAAAAAAGATAGCAAAATGCAATATATAATAGGGGGGGTCTATGAAATTAGGTCATATTATGAGTAAAACACTATGTATATATGTTAGTCAGTTATTCCATTATATATTGGGGGGTGGGGGTCATTCATGTGTGTGGGAAACAATTCTTTAAAGGTGGGTCTACTTATTGGGGTTGGTCTGCTTCTATTAATAGCTGTTCTATTTTGCTCTCTATCTCTTGCTCAATATCATCACTGGTTCTGCTCTCCTTGATCTCCAAGGTGTCGCTGAATAGGTTCACTGTCTTGCCTAACAATTCCAATGCCCTGACTCTCGTACTGTCACTGTCTGCTTCCCTAGACTCTTTCATAAGCTGTTCAAGAACATAACTCCTCGTTCGAGTAGTGGAAGCCACTGCATTGGTCTCCTTACGCTTCAGGGCGTTAGCTATATATAGGGAACAATTAGGATGAGCCATTAACCTACTGCAATCCACATGGGCGTGTTTAGGTATCTTGCCCTCCTTGGTTAGAGCCACATCATAGACCTCCATATAACATTCGATCTGACTTCCCAACTTGCCCTTGATGATGAGGTCGCAAAAGGCTTTTTGTTTCATGGTTAATTTGGTCTTATCTTTGACCAGTTTAAGCGTGGGTTTTTTGTCCTGAAATTTATCTTTATCCATAGAAATATTATCTACCAGTATGGAGAGTTTCGTAATGCCCTCATTCTGCTATCTAATAAAGTGAGATGGATGATGATTTAATTGATGCAATTTTCTACCAGTAATATATACTTCGTACATAGACCAAACGGATTAAGTCTTTAAAAGATTCGCTACCTACCTACGAGGGTTCTGAAAAGAGTAAAGGTAAATTAGCCCACGAGGGTTAAATAGCAGAAGCTATAAAGGTTCTAGAATGACTGGTAAAGATAACCATTAAGTGAGAAGCCAGTGACAATCGCCTTTTAAAAAAATGTGCTAGGTGTCGAGAGGGCAGACTTCAAGGGAAGCAAGGCTACGAGAGTTTAAACGAGAGGACTAAATCCCAACTGGGATAAATTGTATCGACCTATTTTGATTTTAGGTTTCTCGTCTAGAGATATAAATAGGTGCATTGTCGAGGGTAAGAGCTAGACTTAAATTTTGAAACCTTGGGGACAGTCCTCCAACTGTCGCTGAATTAACAGCCTGAATGAGAATCCTATTATGGGGTTCAAGAAACATACTTGGAGGTATGAATTATGAGTATAAAAAACTTGGAAGCAGATTTGAGATTAAAACTTAAATCTTATAAATCTAAATCAGCATTGATTGATGAAGTCATTCCAAATGATTTAGATGATCTTCTTGAAATAGTGAAAGCTAATCCAAGACAATTTCCTTTTGTTAGAAAAGATATTAGGCAAAGAATTGCCATAATATTGGAGCGCATAATAGGAATGAGATAAACCAACTGATGTGCTAGTGAGATTCTAGCGAAAAGATTAAATCGATTTATAGTCGAGCCTGTAAAAAGGTTCTTCTTGGTGTTCGCAATGTAGCGAATAACTTTAATTACTTGGAGGTAATTATGTATTTATTAAATAAAGAGAATGACGAATTTGTCGTAGACAATTTCAATGGTGAAGAAACTATTATTGGTGGCTACCAAGGTGGCTATGAATATAGAAAAATCATCAAGGGAAAAGTCACTGACATTATTAATTAT